GACGAGTTCCGTTTCGGATTCAATGAAGTGACCCGGTAACTGCTTATCTACTACTGCCGAAACTTTTACTTTAGTTACCACGGTCAGACCTTATTGGCGGTTATTGTAATCTTATCAATCACAACAATATTTTTCTGTGCTACGTTAATATCTAGGCTTTCGGGTGATGCCTCAAATTTCATATAGACAATCCCATTCGATTCTTTTAGGCTAGTATCAACCGCGACCAAATACGTTCTGGTGATATTTACTTTACCAGTGGCATAGTCAACTGTCCCCGCATACTGGTTGATGATGTTCTTAGAGCCACTAGAGTATTCGGAAATTTGTACATTCCCGAGGCCATCGTCGGTGAAGTAGCATTCTGTAAAAGAATTGAATGTGAACTTAGAAGACTTCAGGGTACTGACTTTTACAGCATTCTTGAATTCTACTGAAATATCAGAGTAGTTACCTACAATAGGGAAGATAAACTTAGAAAGAATCATCGAGGCATTCACTGTGTTAATAGATGAATCCGCACCAAGCATTACGTTCGCAATTCTAGAATAGCGAATGTCTGCATCAAATTTCCCAAGTTCCGTTGTAGCATAATTTGTAATAGCAGATTTAACCAACCCAGCAATACCTGCTTGGTCTAGTAGTGTAGAAGATTGCTTATACTCAACCGAACCAACAATATCTGCAAACAAATATTCTGGGTCAACTACTTTTGGCAACACGGTCACCACATTGTACTTAGACAATTCTGTTTCAATTTTTAACTTATCGGCAGTTGTTAAGTAGTAGCCGTTGTGTGGCTTGATTGCAATGAATACCCTACCGTAAACTGGTGGGTCGTTGTTTTCTCCACCCCAAACAATCACGTCAGAAACACTCGGGAATAACTTGATAATAGTGACGCGATAGTCTTCTTCAGTGACACATCGACCTTGACTTTCAAACCACTTAGGGGCATTGAACTTGATACTCTCGATTGTTTCCTCATTAGCCCCACCAGAGGCCGCAGAAACGGTTTGTGTGGTCGCAGACATACCAGCATAGCTACCACTAAAAGAAAACGACCCAATGCCGTTTGCAAGGTCACCAGAGGTCTTTAGGTACTTGATGGTTAGTGTCGAGGCAAGGGTAGGACGAACCCCGATGATTCCATCACCAAAATAGATGCGGGGGCTACCAAACTTGTCGGACAAAAAGAAAACTTTACTAGTCCCATCAACGCCGCTTATAATGTTGGTTGCTTTGTCATAAGTAGAAGAACCAACTACAACACGAATAGTGGATGTGTCTACAGAAGAATTTTCAATGACAAATCCAGCATCACGGATGGTTGCGGTGACCGGGACACTATTTGTAAATTGCTTTCCTTCATAGATTGGGAATTCTGCAACAAACTTTCCAGCAGTATTCTTTGTGAAGTACACATCAGACAATGAACGGAATGTAAAAGACTTATTGTTCACGTTAGAACTAAAGACAGCAGAATCCGCTGGCATGGTAATAAACGTGGTTGAAGTTGGCACACTTTCTGTCAATGTTACTCGCACGGTTGCAACAGCAGCCCGCTTGCTAGTCACTTCGTAGCCTAAATCTTGCGCATTCATTACCGCAGATTGTCGCTTGCTAGAAGTTTCTAGATATGCTTCATTAGCGACCTGATTCAAGTAAAATGCATTCATGGTTGTGTTGTAACCAAGCAATCCTACCAATGTCGATAGAACAGACCCATCAAAATCATAGTCGGTAAGTTCTGGCCTAGATTTCAGCCACCCTTTAAGGTCAGCGGTAAGACTTGTATAGTCTGGTGATGCAATTGACAAAGTATCCATTATCGGCGCTCCAGTGTGATTGAGACAACATCAATATAGTCGGTTGTCTTTATTTTGTATGTAATATCAATCCCTAACTCATTAAGGTGTGATATTGGGTGCATTACAACATCAATAATGATTGCTCTTGGTTCATAGTAGGCAACTTGTGACAGAATATGGTCATGCAATCTACTACCCAAATCATCATCATACAAGTCGAATAGATAAGATTCGATTCCAACACCAAATTCAATATGATCGAAAAATCTTTCAGTCTGGTTTGTCAATATAATGTTGCGGATAGACTGGCCTACTGCGGAAGAATCACTTACGGTTAACAAATCTCCTGTAAGTGGGTGAGAACCACCTTTTATAGCAATATCACGAAACTTAAATTTTCTTAGACCGGTCGTTTGTGTAGAAATGGTCTTTACCGGCCTAACAATTGGATTAAATGTGTCTACAACAACCTTCGGCAAATATGCTTGAATGCTACCTACCGAAGATGAATTGATGATTGATACAAAGTCGATTGCATTGTTATGTGATGCCAAGAACTGACCAAATGAACTAGCATTCCTAATGCTATCAAATCCGATTACACCAAGCCTACGAATATCTCCTAGGCTACTTGTATTAGTAATAGAATCTAATGAATAGGTTTCGTGCCTAGATACAGTAACAGCATTCAACAAAGATGTATTAGTTGCTGAACCAAATCTTGCAACTATGGTCGCACCAAAAGGACTTACTACAGATGCATTAGTTGCCGAACCAATATAAGAAGTCGTGCGAGTGCTAACCGAGCTAACGATAGATGTGTTAATTATGCTGTCAATTGCTATCGTTGGCATTAGTTATCCTATTCCGAGAATGGGTTATTCTCAGAGAAATTGATTAGACCATCCAAAACCCTGTGGTTAATATTTGCTTGGTCATTTAGCATGGCATCATTATTTACAGGACTAACATCAAGTCCATCTACATGGGGGCCGGGGTCAATCGACACGGTTCGGACAGTTCCTGATGTATTCCCCATAATTGGGTCTGTATGGTTAAACTCTCCGCGAACTTTCATCACAGACAATTCATTACCTACAAACGATACGACCTCACCAGACCATCCAGAAAGCTGCCCAACCTGTTCTCCAATGACATAGGCACCTACCCCAGCATTAACCGTTATATCGGTCACAATGGCGTTATTAGTGTCGTATGCATCAATTGTGGTATCACCAGTAGTAAACGATTCGCCATTGAACTCGAAGTTCTTGACTTTGATCTGGTATGTATGGTTCTTGCCAATTTGGTAGAAGACGTGCTCTGGGTTTACATAGCTAATTTCAAACAAGCGCATCCTTGCATCAATTGGTGATGGGAATGCAATAATGTCACCTTCCATAGGTCGAATGACTGAGGGGTACATTGTGGTGACTTCTTCGGCAAACCGTTTGATGGAGCACACAAGTGATGCACTGTCCCGAATCTCTAGGCCAAACTTGGACATAAATGAACCATCGTCCTGCCAAGCATTCACGTTTTCCAAGTACATCTCAATAGTTGCAACCCCATTGAATGCACTGATAGAATCCTCCCCAAGAAAGCTATCAAAGTTTGTCAAAGTCCTTGGTAGGTACTTGTGGTCACGACCTTTGATCTGGATTGATTCTATAATCAAATCTTCGACTAGCGCCTGATCTTCGATGGGCGATACGTCATGGTCGGTAAAATATGAATTGACGGTCACGTAGTAATCCTTTTGTTGTGATTATTTAAGCCAACAAAAAAGGGGCCGAAGCCCCATAAAATTCCACAAAGGATAATGGAATGGTTATAGGCGGAAAATCTTGTCTGCGCCGTTTGAGAATGTGATAGTAACGTCTGCACCAGAGGTTGCAAATGGTACACCGACACCAGAATCTAAGTAGGCGATTGGAATATCACCAGAATAGATTAGCATGGCATTTACGGTAGAACCAGAAGCAACCGCCAAGAATGTTGGGTCGGCTGCGTCGAATACTCCATCGGCAGTAACAGAAACTCCAGATAGAGTCACCGGCGTACTTGCTTGAAATGTCGCTCCAATGCTACCAGACACACTTGTATGTGCGGCGGAGTATGTGTAAGTGTTCTTTAGCAAAACCGCGCTGACGGTAGCAGAAGTGAGATTCAACGCTGCTTTCAAAAATTCAGACTTTGCTTTTGGGTAAATTTGTGCCATTTTCTATGTCCTTAAAGAATAACTAACGTACCATCAACGGTTAGAGTGACACCCAATGGTACAACTGTATCTGCACCAATCGCACCAGTATTAGCATCAATTGTTACAGATGTATTTAAGGTTCTGTTAAAAAGAGCAAGGGTTCCCAATGATGTAGTTTCACCATTATTTACTCCAAGCCCTAGTCGATTCTTTACTGCATTATGGTCAGCTACGAATTTAGAGAACGTGTCGGTCAGTACCGTATTATCAATTTGTGCCATTTTGTTTTCCTAGTAGTTCTAAAATGGCATCTAGTTTACTTTCCAAAGATGCCACCTTTTCTGATAATCTTTTCGTTTCGTTTCTTTGAGCCACAAACGATTCGTAAGAACTTACATCATTATTTACAATACTACCGCCTTCTGTTCTAGAAAACGATAGATTGTCTTTTACCTTTATCATGATTTTAGAGTAATAGTTCGTAGGGCTTTACACCGAGGGACAGTTGCCATATTGTCGGATTTCATTTCAATCTTGATTTGAATAACGAAAAAGTCTCCTGTTGGTGCAGATGGTACGAATTTATACTCGATGAATTCGCTATCGCTAGAGGCATACCCTTGAGAACCAGATGCAGCGGCTATAACCCAAGGTGAAGTTGCCACGTTATCCTGAGATACTCGGTAATACACATCAACGATTGCTCCGGCGGGTCGGTTCACATCCATATAGGTAATGAACTCACTTGCAGCATTCTTCAAGGTAATAGGCTTTTGCACATAGGTCGCCACGGATGGAACCGAAGTGCCGTTTACGCGATTAGCAATACAAACCACACCAGTACCATACAAGTCAATCACTGGAGACACATATGAATTTGACGTAGATAGGGTTGCGGAGACATTTAGCAAACCATCACCAGAAGCATTTGTGTGGCGCACGGAGTTAAACTTTGTCACAGACTTATTGAGGGCGTTTACAGATGCCTGTTGTGTACCACCTTTTACCTTTGTGGAAATACCATAGCGCAATGCGGTTCCGGCAGGAATAACATCATTGGCACTTAGCATTGCCTCACCAAACATTACGGATGCCGTTGCAGTAATATCGCCACCAGTTGTGATAGTAGAAGTAGCAGCAGTTGTGGTCTGAATGGTGTATGAGTCGGTGTCGATGCGAGTTACCAACTTAGCAACACCAAACACTTCACCAAACGGAATCCCGGCGATTGTGCCAGAAGTCATTCCAGTCAATGTCACGGAATCGGAAGAACCGAATCCATGATTATGATGCTTGACCGTTACTGTAGTAGAACCACTTACAAACGACAATGGGTTGTGTAATGATTCTTTGTATGGACTACCAACGTCCCATGATGGTACGACATTCGATAGGGTCACAACGCCACTCGACACGAAATCTGCGCGGTATAGTGTAAACTTAATATCTGAGGATTGTTCGGCAGTCCAAGTTCTATCATTCTGCGACCGGAACATACTACCTAGGTAGGTCTGCTTAGTGATATACTGTCCAGTTGCGTCTGTCGTATCAGTAGGCTGATATGCCTTAGCACCGAGAGTAGCAGTCCACAGTGTCAAAACTTCTGAATCTGTCTTAACAACGAATGCATATTCCTTATTTCCTTCTAGAAATACGGGTGTACTAAAAGCAAACTTTGTTGCAACCGAACCATTTTCGGATTGGTTGATACTAGATGCCTGCAAAGTTGCCTTCGCAATACTGGTAGATGTTGGGTAACCATTATCGACAGTACGAATATGAACAGTGACCGGAGAAGTGTTTACAGTGGCAGTAGTTCCGAAAAACAAGTCGATAGCTGTAATAAATGCTCCTACAGAAGAATCAATCGAAAACGATTCTGCCAATGGGTCGTCACCAGCGCCATTATTGCGACTACCAGACCCACTAGAAGGAAATGTCCATTCATCCGCAACTACTACCGGAATAGCACCAACTGCGGTTCTTGTTGTAGTAACTGATCGAGTCTGTAGCAGGGTCTTTTGATAATTATTGTAGATTCCATTTGCAGAATATACGGCCTCCGCAAATGTCGCACCAATAGTAGTCGTTGTCGTATCGGTAATAAACAAAGAACGACGACCAACCCGGAAACGCAAAGCATCGGTTTCTGGAATTGAAAACTCAGCAACGAAACTACCAGAACCACTTGTTACAATAGCGGTGCCAAAAGAACCACCAACAGGGCGCACAAACGAATTCACATTAACGTCATCGAAAAAGAAGTTTAGTTGTGTGTTAGGCTTCATGCTGGAGCCCGACAATGTAATAATTCTCGAACGAATGAATGGAATTGGAGATGTACCAACGAACGCATCAGAAGTTTGTGTTATCGTTGTGTTTGATGCTACGGATGTATTGATAATCAAATCGCCGCGAGAAAAATCTACCCAAGAACCTAGTCCGCTATCGGGGCTGATTGCGGTTCTAGTAACATTGAACACACCACCATCAACAATAATGTCTGGTAAGTAATTTGTAGAGGCCCATGAATCTACGCTAGGAGTCAGTACGAGATTACCCTCCCATTGGTATCGGATGTATGGCTGAATGCGTTGAATTTCACTAGCCAATGGCTGCGATATGTATGGTACTTCGGAATACCCCAGCATAGATAGATTCTGCACAGTAGTAGTACCAGAAGCACTCTGGACTCCTAGTGGGACAAACTTTGCTGGAGTTTGTGGGCGAATCTCTCTATTGGTTAGATCAAATCCGATTTGCAATTCTGGCGAAGTCGAATCGGCAATGTTTTGTGTTGAAAAATTGTCAACCAAGAATCCAGTATTGAATTTATTAACGAACGTCTGATCAATGACTTGCTTTTCCAATAGATTCAATGAAGTGTAATACTCCACGGTTTCTAAGCGATTATCTAATCGCCCAATATCATTCATAGTGTACCGACGATTTCTCGCTTGGGTAACTACTACGTCCGAATTGTCGAATGTATATGGGTTCACCAGTACCGTATAAAGGGTCATGGCATTAGAAACTTCTGCTGGAGGTTTCGGAGATTCGGATGGTTCGCCAGCCTTTACTACGAATGACCCAAATTTATCAACAATAATCCGGTCATACCTCGACAAGTAAACCGAGTAATCGCAAATTGCAGTGGAGTTTTTAGTAAAAGAAGATGCAAACCCACTGACATAATCTACACCGCCAGCAGTAACAGACCGGCGAAAATCTATCACAGAACCCAAGAAGATTTTTTCACCGGCAGTTGTCGTGTAAGATGGGATGCTGGAATAATCTACAGAGTAGCTATTCTTTGCGAAGAAGTCACCACTAGAATGATTGAAGTAAGTATAAGTTACAGCCAATGTGCCGGATGTTGGTGCGCCACTCTTAGCGACCAATCGCGCATAGTCATAAACAGTGTCGCGCTGTCCATTATCCAATGTATAGGAAGATGTTACATCAATCGACCCAATCATAATGCTGGTAATAGCAATACCATCAGTCTTACTAAGAATCAAATTACCGCTGGCAGCAATGCTATCGACTTGAGTTTGGATAGTCTTTGAACGGTATGTTGCCGATGCCTTTGTAAGGCCAGCAGTGACCTTTACAATGCTTGTTGGGGCATGTGGTAGGGTAAGGCTTGCCGAACCAGAAAAGGCCGCAGAAACGGCTATGGGGGCCACTACAACCGTACCGGTAGCATGAGTGTATTGGCACACATAATCTGCTGGGTTTGTGCTGAAGGTGTCTGGTGCTGTCAAGATTACGGTTGCACCGGAACTAGTAACATCAAATGTGCGGCGGTATGACAAAGCTACTGACGACAAAGTGGACACATACCCGAATGGTACTTTGAAAATCATCGAAGATTCGGTAGCATCATACGAATATGTACTTACAGTACCAGTTGATGAACCTTGGGTTACCGATGTAATATCACCCAAACCTAAGCCGGAGTTCATTACAATGTTCACAATGTCTAAGTCAACCACGCCGCTAGAAACCAAACGAATGTCTCGCACGGTTGATGTACCAACCACGCCGCTAGAACCATTCAACACCAAGTTCACTCCAAACTCAAACGCGGCAGTGGTCGCAACCCGCAAAGAAGAATTATATGGGAAACTTAGCACAACATTGTTATGGGATTTGGTCGTGCGAGACTTATCGGTAACCAAATATGTGTTGTATGAGGTTTCGATTGGGTAGCCACGGACGTATGCCTTGCCGGGGTCTAGAGCATACACCAACTTACTTTCATCACCCCCATCAGTAGCAGAATACTGCCCACGGTTTGTAGAAGTTTTCAAATGCTCCCGAACGTCAAGCAAAAATTCGTTGGAAACGTAATCACCAGATTCATCGAAAGTGCGCTGCGCCAAAACGTCTTGGAAAACCGTATAGTCATCTACTCGAACTTTTGTCGCAATACTCCCATCAACAACCCGGACAATTTCTACATAGTTTGCAATATCACTACCTGTGGGTTTCACACCAAACGTAATGTTAATCTTATAGCGGTGTGCTCCGGGTGCAGCAAAGTTTGTCGTACCTGTAGCATTATCGTATAGGGTAGAATCTCCGTCTGGGGTAACAATTGCATGGTCTAGTACAAAACCTAGAGAATAATCGCCAGTAGTAATAGTCTCATACTTACTTAGAATGTAATAGCTAGCAGGGATGTGAACAAACTCGTTTGATAAGTAATACACGCCACTGTCTAGGCTAACAATGCTACCGGCACCAATACCAGTTGGTGTAATAGTTTCGATAGTTCCATCAAGGTGAGTAACCAAGACGGATTCTGTTGTTACAAATTTGTTTACAGATGTACCAGAACCAGAAGTGTATTGGATGTACAATGTATCTACATCCGAACCACTTGCGGCTACGCCATACTTGATAGATGCAGTAATGCCAGAAGATGATGCAACAGTCGCCCCAACATAGGCACTAGCAACCCGCGCCAAACCAGCACCAACTTTTACAAAATCAAACTTTGTATTGATGCTTGCCTCGCCACGGATGATTCTTGCACCATTCTCGAAAAAGTGGTCACCCATACGACCAATTTGACTTTGCAAAATGGTCTGTAGCTGGTTTACTTCCCTAGTCTGAACGGCATACCCCGGACGAAAGAGAATCCGCAAATAGTCTTTATCTGCCGAATAATCATCGTGGTATGGGGCTTGGGGAAATGTTTTCAATCCAGACATTTAGAAATCCTTTGTTGTTTTGCCAACTATTTAATCAGGGAATACAGACAGGATGCTGTGAAATTTGTCCAGTCGGTCGTCAAGGCCATTCGTTCCACCATTGATTTTCCTTGAAAGCAATTCAAAGTCGTCTGCGTACTGGTTTAGGCTATGCTTCCACCAATACCACCCAGCACTGTCACATGCGCCTTCTAAAGTTCTTGCATACTCGGCGGCATCTTCTACGGACATTTGCTTATCTGAGGCGTACTGCTCTATGGTAGATTTTCCTGTAAGCTGCATGAATCCGGCACCACGGTAGGCAGAACCATCACCAGAGGATTCAGCACCGTTTCCCATGCGATTCGCATAAACACGATTTGCAATATCAGCAGGTTTACGGGCATATAGTTTTGCACTTTCTCTAGAGAAGTATTTTGGAAAGGTCTTTAGAAGACCATCTGCGGAATAGTTCAAGTTTTCTGACACAAAGTTGTATCCACCAGATTCGTGTGCCGTTTGTGCAAGGAATGCGCAAATTTCTTCTTTAGATGTGATACCATACGCATCGCAAGTTGCTTGTAGGTGTTCTGCAAGTTCTGGGGTAGAATTGATGCGAAAGGCTGTATCAATAAGTTCTTTTGTAATCATGTTGGAATACCATAGTAAAGTTTACGGCTATTATTTAATAGGTTGTATGTATAAAAATCTTGGTGTACAATTCAACCCATCGCAAATTATTTAAGAGGCCTTTATGAAAACTACTTTGAACAAAATCCGTGAACAAGAACCTTGTAAAGATGGTTGGGTTAAGTTATTGAAGCACTTGGGCAAAACTTGTGCTGATGATGTAGAAGTACCTTTACTGACCATTTTGGAAAGCAATGGTCTTGATGATGCTTTGTGGTGCCTACGTGCCGTAGATGGGTTTGATAAAGAGAAGCGGTTGATGGCGGTTGCTTTTGCTCGGGAAGTACAGCATTTGATGAGAGACCCTAGGAGCATTGCTGCACTTGATGTAGCCGAAAGGTTTGCTCATGGTGAGGCTACTACAGAAGAATTGACTGCTGCTTGTAATGCTGCTCGTGATGCTGCTGCCAATGCTGCTCGTGATGCTGCTTATACTGCTGCTTATACTGCTGCTGCTGCTGCTTATGATGCTGCTTATGATGCTTATGATGCTGCTTATGATGCTGCTGCTGTTTATGATGCTATGAAAGACAAGCAAGTACAAATCCTAAAGAATTTTTGCGGATAACTTTAAGGAAATTTATGGACTACATTGATATTGGCTTGATTTTTGTCACAATTCTGTATATAATTCAACTTACCGTAACAACCTTAAAAGGAAAATGACTATGACCCTAGAAGAACTTTTGGCAGAAGGCACCACATTCACAGAAGTGGCAGAAGAATTTAATGTACCATACAACTTTGCACAAGAAACGATACAAGGTCTGCACAAAAACGGTACTATCAAAATCATTGATTGGGATTTGAACAAAACCCGCGATACATACATCCCAATCTTCGGATATGGTCGCGCAGATGTGAAAATGCCAACTTCGGAAAACTACCCAGTCCGAAATTGGCTTGATAAAATCTGGTTTGGTGAGACTGGTGTTGTAGAACCAGTCCTAGAAGAATCTGTATAGGCTATTGTAGGCCTTTTAAGGCATCTTCCTGCGTAATATTCAAGTTGTAGTATGTCGCAATGTAAGATGCAAAATAAGGCCTTCTATCGTCGCTATAGTGATTTGCTTGTACTTTATACGCCGAGGCTTCAGCCCACAGACGATATCTTGGGATAAACCTATACAAGATAGAATGAAATACTATCGGTAGGACTGCCATGCCGATAAAGTCCATATACCCAAAGTGATACAAAGCATAAGCAAGTGGAATTGATAGCCACGCAAATGTGGCCCATTGCTTGACGTGTAGTAATTCATGTTGGTATAGACCTTCGTCATTACGATACTCTTCGAGAATTCGGATGACTGGGCCTCTGGCCTCGCCGCCTACGTTTGGTGCTAATGATTTGACATAGAATGTGAGTGGGTATTTCATAGAAGTCCTTTAGAAAGTTGTTTGCTGAAGTATTTATGATATAATCCACGCATATGGAAAATCAAACCCTCAAAACTAGACTAGAAGGCGTATCCGCCATTAGTATATCAATGGCAAAATCAGGACACTTTGTAGAACTCCGCAATGAAATTATAGCGGCGACAAGTTGGTGTCCCGAAGAATACCTTGTAGCAACCAGAATGTACATCGTTCGCAATGGGATAACAGAAGTCCCTAAATGTACTTGTGGAAATCTGTGTGGAGTTTATAAGCAAGATTATCAGCTTGGATTTCGCCAATATTGTAGTGACAATTGTTCTAAGAATAATAGAAAGTCCAAGAAATTTCCTGAACTAAAAAGCTACGAGTGGATGTACCAGAAGCGAATCACCGAGAGGCTTTCATGGGATACCATTGCGGAACTACTTGGGGTTTCTGCGCCATGCATCAAAGAAAATTGTGCAAAACTTGGCATACCTATGGAGAAGTACGTTTGGCACCAATCGGCAACACCGGAACAGAAGAAGCAACGAGCGAGTAACATTACAAAAAATTCAATAGACTCGGAGGCTTACGATAAGCTATACAATACGGATGCGATTAAGGTGATGTACTATGACAAAGGAATGTCTATCGCAGCTATTGCTAAAGAATTAAACGTAGCAGCAGGTACTGTTGAAACTGCTGCAAAGTCTATAGGGCTACACCTAGAAGAGCGTTCATACCACATCCACAAATCAAAGTCTGAATTAGATATGCTAGAGTTCGTTAGGACTATGTTCCCCGATGCTATATCTGGTTATAGGCTGAATGGGTATCAGTCTAAAGAGGTTGACATTTATGTAAAAGAATTAAACATCGGGATTGATTTCCACGGATGCACAATGCACTCTGATAAGTTTGGGAAACCGAACCTATATCACCGGGACAAGCTGAATGAATTTGTTGCCGCCGGAGTTCGATATGTGCAAATTTGGGAAGATGAATGGAAATTCAATTGTGGTGTCGTGCAGCAATTTATCAAAAATCTTCTAGGAGTTTCTGAAAAGAGAATCGGAGCAAGAAGCACAAAAGTCGTAGAACTAACCCAATCCGAATATAGCAAGTTTTTAGATGCTAACCATATGCAAGGAAAGGCAACGTCAAAGATTCGATACGGATTGGTTCGGGGAAATATGATTCTAGCCGTAATGGGATTTTCTAAGCGACCAAGCAATACCGAAGGTGTAGGTTACATGTTGGATAGATTTGCAAATACAAATGTTACGGGCGCATTTGGAAAACTATTGGCAAAATTCAAGGCACATTACAATACTGACATATATTCTTTTGCAGACCTACAGATTGTAGATAGAACAAACAACATATATCTGAAGAATGGGTTCGAGGAAGTGAAGGTACTTGCACCAGATTACAAATACTATCATTCATCCAGAACGAAGGTCAGAAAACATAAGTTTGGGTTTAGAAAAGCCAATTTTAAGAAAATGGGATTTGATATAGAAGGTAAAACCGAATCTCAACTTGCCAAAGAAGCAAATATAGACAGGTGCTATGACTCTGGAAAAATTTTATATGTCTTGAAGCAATGAAAAAGGGGGCCAAAGCCCCCTTGTATTTGGTTGGTATTGATTAGATACCGACAACCTTCGTGCGACGGTAGTACACGTTGGTGTTTGCATTCAAAACACCGCCACCTTTGGTCAAACCTTGGGCAAAAGGATTGGCAGACAACGCGTAGCGGCTGGAGAAGCCGAGCTTTGGAGTGAAGCTGTCATCAGAGGTTGCCTTGTACAATTGCAAAGGCACATATGGGCTGTAGAATACGCCAGCGTCTAGTGCAGATGCTCCCTTGTAGCCGACAACGAAGAAGTCGCCAGTTGCATATGGGTCGATAAACACGCGATACTTGCCGTTCAAAACGCCAGCAAAGGTATTGCCGGTATCATCAATTTGCAAGTCGGTTGCCAAAGCAGGTGCATAGTCCAACATACCAGCAATAGCGAAAGCAGATGCCACGTCGCTAGAACAGATGATGAAGTTACCTTTGCCGCGACGAGTCTCTTTGGCAATTTGGTTAGCTTCTTTGTCAAGACGATGGAACAAGCCTTTAAACTTCTCGGCAGACCAACGACCATCGCTATCAGTGTTCAAGTCAAATGTACCAGCAGTTGTAGTGCCAGATTGCGCACCGGGCTTTGCTGTGATGTAGATTGAACGGATAACTTCGCGGTTGATTTCGGCAAGAATTTCGCTAGACAAGATGTTTGTCAATTCGGATTCTGCATCAAGGCCGTGGATGGCTTTCAAGTCTTGTGCAAGTTCTAGAGAGTAGGTTGCTTTCAACTTACGGCTAGTGGCTTCCACAGCATACTTCTCAATCTCGAAGCCCATTTCGGCCCAAGCAGTACCACCGGGCACGCCCAAGGCTTCGGCAGCGGCTGTAGCCATACCATTACCTTTGGTGTATGCGCCGGGAACGGCATCATTCAACACGGATGGGTTAGTACCGGTTTGTGTACCAGCACCAGAGAAATCGCTATCGGCTTCGTTGTAGAATGCTTCTGCACCCAATGAACCACCAGAGATGTACTTAGGACGCATTGCGAATACTAGACCAGTAGGGCCAGTCATAGGCTGCACACCGCATACATCATAGGCGATTAGGTTAGGCATAGAACGACGCACCAAAGAAATTAGTACGGGGTCATACTTACCTACGTTGCCAGTCACGTTTGAAGGTGCTGCATCTTCAGTAAGAATTTCGCTACCACGAGACATGTCCAGTTTTTGGTTTTCCAAAAGACGTGCTACAACGGCGCGGCGGTGTGGGTCTTTAATCTCTGGCATGTCAGCATGCTCAAGGATTGGTTTCCACTTATCGACTAGGGCTTGACTTTCTGCTTTGCTCACTTTTGTTCTCCTTAAAAAGATAGTGATGTATTTACATAATTGCAATTTCGAGTAGTTTTTTGTTGCAGGAAACTACTCTATCAAACCCGCTAAAACTTAATGTTTTGTGTATTTACCAATGGTAGATGCGATGCTATTGATATAGGAGTCACCTCGCACCGGTTGCACTTCAACCTGCTCAATAACTACCGAATCTTCTAGGATGGCTTGGGAATCCTTTACAGATTTTTTATCCACAATGCTTTCCTGCAAGATTTCAAATTTCTTTGCAAAATCTTCCTCGGATTCGTAGCGCAAACCTTCTGAAAGTTCTTTAAGGCGCTCCCGTTGCAACATCGTCAAACCTTGCAATTTCGATTCGATGAAAAGTTCCTTCTTTAGGGTAGCAACTTCTTCTGATAGGCGGATTGATTCTTCTTTAGATTCCTTCAACTGCACACCCTGCACAGATACGACTTGCAAGTTTTCTTCATACAGGTCTTTCTTGTAATCAGGAACTTCTACAAAGTGTTCTTTGAGTACAGCAGCAAGTTTATCCATCATGGATTCGGCAACTTGTACACGGACACCTTGCTCGATGCCAATTTGGTTATCAGCATGCCAGATAGCAACTGCTTCGTTTAATCGGCTATCGAGTTCACTTTCCATTTCGGTAAGTTTTTCTTCTAGCATGGATTCCATGACATACGCAGCATACTTGGAAACTTTTTCAACATGTTCTTTGATGACACCATTTACGGCTTCTTCAAAAACTTTGGTAGCTTTCTCGGCAAATTCTTCTTCGAGGCCTTGTGCCTCCATCAGTCCACGGACACCATCCAATGATGCTGCGAAAACTGTGCCTTCGGATAGAGCCTTCTCAAATGCTTCTGTGAATGATAGTTCTTCATTCACGGCTTGCTTAGTTGCGGTTGCATACATGACTTCTTTAGCCTTGTCGCCATACCGCTTTTCAAAGTCTTCCTTGTTAGCCTTCATAGCTGTCACGATTTCTTCGCGCTTTGCTTTTTGTTCGGGTGTCATAGACTCTTTAACGGACTCTTCAGGCAAGTCTGTTTGTGAATGATATTCTTCTTGGGAAGGACGCTTCTTGGTGTCGTCTTGATCATTGTCTGTATCAGCTTGTTGTGGTTCTCCATCAGCAGGAACTTCTTGAGCAACTGGTGTCGCGTCAGCTTGTACAGCATCTTGGTCAACCGCAGGAGCCTGTCCATCATCAGTTGGGGCACCAGATGGGTGTAATGTCTCTGAAGCTGGTGTAGAGCCTTCTGATGGGGCTTCTGTGGCTTCTTGGTCAGCTTGTTCTGGTTGCGCAGAGTCATCTTGCTTAGGCAGTTGTTCTTCTTGCAATGTAATCAAAAAATCTCGAATGTTCATGGAATGCTCCTAATGTGTCTGTAGTATTTATTTAATGGATAGATGGCGCATGATCTGCGTAAATGCTTTTAGCTTGGCTTCCTGTAGGCTATGCAAATTCGCGCCTCGAATGTCACTTCTAATGCTTTCTACGAGCATCATATCTTCCGACAAAGCATCCATTACAGTATCTACAGATTCCATGATAGAATCTACAAGTGCATCTGGTGCCGATGGGTTAAAGACGATATCAATTGCCTTCATACCAAGGCCGGGTGCAACCTCATTCAGGCCGCGAGCATTTTGTACAACTTTACCATCGGCACGGGTAGATACGCCTAGCTTCACACCGCCCTCTAAAAGAGCTTGTGCAATCTTTCCGGTAGGGGTATTCAAGATACGGGCTTTACCAATGTAATTCTTGCCATCTTTGCGCATTTCTGTGATAAGATGGGATACACGATCTAGGCCGATAGCACTCTTCTCGGGATGAATTAATTCTCCTACGGCACGAGACTTGCTTACATAGTCCTTAATATAGGCATTCATTGACTCGTCAAGTACCTTTTCTGGGTAGATGCGCTTGTTTCCATTTACAACATCGGCCTGTGCAAAGATTCCATGAATGTAGTGGAATTTCTTTCCTCCATTCGTAGATTCCGTTACAAGTTCCACGTCATCATAGATTGATTCGATTAGGTTGCTCATTCGCCAGTCCCTGTAAGTTTGTGGTATGCTTTCTGCATCCAGTATCTGTGTCGCTGAATGTCACCGTTTTGAAGGGCTTTCATAGCGTTTCTAAATGACCTCGAAACGATTTTGTGGGTTGCTCGTTTTGATGGAGCATCGAACTTTTCTTTTTCTGCGGAATCTTCGCGGTCTTCTTCACTATTAGATTCGTAAATGAATTGGTCAAATGGTTTCATCCTAGCCGTACCTTTCTTTTGCGAAGGCTTGTCAATAGATTACGTTTAATCTGAGCAGCTTCTGATTTACGTTTACGAACAGCAACCTTTGCACCACGCTTACGTGCACGGATTTCTTCCGGGGTCATCTTCACCAACTTACCATCAACAATCTTGAAGCCTTTGGTTTCGTTGATAATTTTGCGGATTTGGATTACACCATTGTGAACTCTGTCTACAATGGCTACTCGACCCATGTTGGTACGATGTTTACTGAAGTCGGTTTGTTCAGACATGTTCTGGACTTGGTTTAATGGTTGCTACAGAATCTCCAATGTCTCCAGATGATTCTTTTTTGTCGTCTTCGCCTTCTTGTTCTTCCCCATCAAAAACTTTGTCTAAAAATTCTTGGAAAGAATCAGAAGTACCAATGTAGTTCAAGACCTCATGCGCAATGCCGCTAGCAATGATTGATTTGATTTGTTCTGGGTCAACCGACACCATAGAATTATCATCTAGGTGAAATTCTACTGGGTAAGATTTTTGGGATGCATCATGAAAAAGGTCTATGACACTACCAGCAGCAGCGTCTTCCGATTCCTTGAACATAGTGTTATATTCGCCACTCCAGTCATCATCGGATTCTTTACCATCGGTGTCCGATTTACTCACTTCAAAGTAATAATCAAACGGCATCAGCTTTGCTGGGCGCTTGTTAGAATCATGTGGCAACCCAACCGCATCTGTGCGGTCATCATCGGCAAAATTACTTTGATCTTCTGGGGCATACCAACGGGCGCGTTTTGCACCAGATATGCTACGTGCTTCTGGGTTGCTTCCAATCTTTGCTTCTTCTCGGCGCTCGTAGCTTGCTAGCATTCGTTCTACATCTCTGCGGGTCATTGGCAATTGCTGTTGGTCTGGTGCATCACGCATCTCATTCAATCGCACACCTTTGACAAGGGCCTGATCTTTCTTCATTTCGGCAATCAGAAATGCCGCACGGCTTGACAATTCTCGCATGATAATGCCTTGCGATTCGTACAAGGGTTTGCTGATAATATTTTCGATAAGTGACATATAAATTCCTTAATAATTCCTAGTATTTACCAATCAGCTTAAAGCAATATATTGGGTCTTTGTCAATGCCTTATCTAATGCCGATTGAATCGTAATAAGCTGTGTGTAAATGTCAGTCAAGTCCGTACCTGTCGCAGCAGTAGTGATTGAAATTGCCTCGATAGGTTGCTGGAAATTTACTTGTACATTATATGCACCAATTGTGTTTACAAATGGCGATATGTTATCGGAAGAAATCAATACACCCTCGTTCACAATCAAAGTGTGGTTTGCTTCTTGTGGACGGATTTTCCACCCATTTATAAGAGTAACATAAACAGGAACAAATGAACTGTTTGCAACGGAAATGACTTGACCGCCGACTTGCTCCATAGCAGGTAGGTATTTTCCATTGTCCGAAGTAAGATACCAGTCAACCCAACGCGACCACAAATCCTTGACACTCATTGTTACAGTGCCACTGGATAGTGATATGATTTTAGATGGACCGTCAAACGTGTATGCCATGTTTATTCTAAAGTGGTGCTATCACTATTTAACAGCACAACTTTACTCCGGTTATGGTAGGTATGCGCGGTCTTGCTCTGCCACCAATGACACGTTAATGCCTTTTGCGCGGGTAATAACAGCACCAAATTGTACAGGTTTGGCGGCACCGGGACGACCCGCAATAATAGTCACGTTGGCATCGGTGCCTGCCGTGCGACCACCCTGCACGTTGCCGTCATAGTCGTAGCTAAAGGTTACTGGGCCTGTTGGGAAAGCCCCAGTGATAGGTTGACCCAAAGCGTCGTTAACTGTCAAAGCACCAGATTCACCGAAGTCATCCAATACACCGGGTAGCGATGTGAAGAACATGCGGTAGTAGCTTCCTGTACCGATTAGAGGGGTGTTAGGAATCAAAGAACCAGACGATGTGTATGGGAATGTGCGCTGAACGTTGTTTTGGTCAGTAAACACAACCCGGTTAATGTCATTGCTGTTTACGTTGGTGATATATACGCCTTGAGTGGTATACAATGTATCACCCAAGAATGACATTAGCAATGCGGCAGTCTTACCAATGACTGTACCAGCACCAGAATCGATATCTACGTTTTGGCGCAATAGATACTGAACCTTTGTATAGATTTGCTCTAGGGTTGCACCATTGCCATCAATGGTTACCCGGAATGGGTAGCTACCAGAACCAACAGTTTGGGATTGGTTTGTTGCAAAGTAGGTTACAGTGATGCCAGTGTAAGGTGCAGCAGTTAGAGCAGCATCTGCGGCAATAATCTTAGCATCCTGCTCATTAGACAGCAACATGTTAACAATGTACGCACCAGTTGCAGTCTTACCAGTATCGGCTAGAACAGAGTCTTTGTACTTGTAGCCATATTCGCGGACGTAGGCCTTGAAGTAGCTACGGGTATCGAAGTTGCCATTGGTAGAATCCCCATAGACCTGCACACCAATGTTTGCACCATCAGCATATGTGAAGTTTGAGGCGGTTCCGCTAGCAGTAGTCTGATAATACTCTTGAGCACCGGAATTTACAGTACCTAGTGCAACAATACCAACATAAACCCGGTTCAAAGTTCCGGTAGCGGTAAAAGCTGGCAGTGCAGAAGAAGACGACCATTCTTCCCATCCACCATCACGCATCATATTGCGAGTAGAATCGTTCTTAGGTTTCCAGCTATTGTAATATTGTCCATCTGTACCAAACTTAAACTGACCCGATAACACGTCCAATGCATACATTGGGAATGGGCTATCTTGATAAGCAGCAGTTTGCCACATATCAATGAATCGGCTATATATAGCCTGTAGTGTTACGCCATCTTTGGGGATTAATCCACCAGTAGTAGAACCATCGGCAGACCCGAGAAGTTCAAAAGTTCTCGCAACCTCGTCAATGATGATGTTGGTGCCTACAATCAGTTGACCGCGACTTGTTAATTTTGCCATACTAGCTCCTTGCTTATTTTAGTTTACTATTTACAATGTTCAAACGTAACTTCTATCAACTTCTTGTGATACAGGTAGAGTAGATGCCACGGTTGGTAGCAAATAGTTCCTGATGTAATATGGCCTATACCCCGACAATATAATCCCAATATCCACGTTTTGTGAAGTTGTGTATGAATAGGTATATGACGTACCACCGACGCTATCGCCAGTGTCAAGAACAGTAGTCGTACCCGCAGTATATACAACCACATCGGAACCCGGCTGAATGCCGGATATTGTCAACCCAGTAGTGTCTAATGGGTATAGCGCGGCATTCTGAATGGCTAATGTAGTTGTCCCATTTACGGCAAATGACGTAAGTACATTTGCGGTATTTGCTGTTAGGCATGAAATTCTAAACCTGAACTTTACACCAGTCGTTGGACTTACCCCGGTTTCGGCAACTAGGTTAGCATTGCTCAAAGTCTTGAATGTGCCCGAGAACCCAGACCCCTTATCCATATCATACTGGACTAGGTGGTTTGTTGCTACGTTAGTACCAGTAATTGCAAAAGATGTACAACCAGTCCAACCAAGCATAAAATATGATTGCGTCCATGTAATCTGGTCCCCGACAGTTTGCATCGTTAAGTAGCCGGTGCTAGTGAACTTCGGTGTACCACTATCTATTGTGTATGCACTTGCCGTAGTTAGAGATTTTTCGGTGAACACCAAGCTAACCCTAGTTGTCGTATCACCTGTGAAAGAATCCCAGAAGTGCATTCCATCTACGTGGGTGTATGATGTAGGGACCGTACCACTGTTTTGTCGATTACCTCGAACGGTACTGTTATACCAGTTTGGCCCTTGAGTCAACGACGCATCGGTGTTGTAGCAATTCTGCAACCGAACGGATTGAGTGGTATTGGTTGAACTTGTCAAACCAATCCGCAAATTTGTCAACCAATTCCGTTGGAACTTAATGTTCTTGTTCAATCCACCATCGGCATACAAATAGCCACTGCGGAAACTGGTTACCGTACCACACTCATAGGGTGCAACGGAACTACCAATTCCCGTAACTAACATATCAAAACATGTGTTCATATAAACTAATCCACTAAACGCGTGGACGTTGGCAACGCCAACCCAATTTGCAATGTTGGTGATAACACCATTCTTGCAACCAGACATTAGCTCAATGGCTTGCGTTGGTACTGTAGAACCTGTAATCGCCTTTGGGTTATCTGCATAGTAAACGTTAGTAACCGTCCAATTGGTACATGCTGACATAATCAACCGCTTACCAACCAATTCTATGTTAGACACAGTAAGGCTATCACAAGTATTAAAAAACACAGGACCAGCAAGTGCAGTGGCATCGGACGCAAATTGACCACGAATACCATTCAATGTCCAACCACCATACAAGTTCACAAAGTAGATTGCATAACCCGCTGTAGAAATCTGCTGTGCTCTAAGACCACTAATATTTGTCGCAGTCCCACCATTCAAACACTGTTGAAGGACGATTGCATTAGATGCATATGGGGTAGACTGATTACTACAACCTACATGCAAATTATTGATAATTACTGGGGTAGAAGTTTCGGAAACGACAACTTGTTCACAACTATGCACATTTTGTATATTGATAGAATATGGCTGCTGAATATTCCAATACCACGTACCAGTAACTTTGTCTAAGTTTACAACACCAGAACTAGATGTGGCAGTTTCATAGCGGGTTCCAATAGTTCCGCTTGGGACTACGTTTGTCGCATATCCTACTGTAGAATTAGTGCTGCTACAAATAATGTTTGGGATTCTAATATTACATCCAGATGGGGGTAGGTCACCTGCGGCAGCGGAATCCCGACCAGTACCAATAGTCATCAAATTATTATCAGTAATACCAACATACCGACTGCGGTTATCTGTACTCAACCCAGAACCTAAAAATAGGTTACCAGCATTGGCCCAAAACTTATAGACCCCAGAACCCGGCGTTGTCTCAATCTCCACACCACCAACAACTGTAACTCCAGACCCAAACGAAGGTAGCTGCACGGTTTGTCCACGGACACCCGATGTTGTACCTACAGAAAACCACGCACCAGTAACATTCAGAGAATTTAGTCTGTTGACAGTAACGATCATTGTCTCTACGCCGACAACCTCAATCCACCCAGTTTCTTCTGGCGCAGTAGCGATTGCACCAATACCAGTCAATACACCAGCACTAAAACTCCCTCCGGTGACGTTTCTAACTTTCATCCAACCCGATACTGGCATAGTAGCACCGGCGGCAGTAACTGTGCCGCCAACCCTAGTAGCCATAACACACAACAATTCAGCACTAACGCCGTTGCGAGAAATCGTAGTACCGGCGGCAGGTACGTTACCAAAACCAATATCAAATGGAATTAGTTTACAATTCAACCCACTAATATTCAATACCCCACCAAGGGTTGCTGATAAGTTAATATTACCAAATGGGCCGGTTGCGGGTGTTGTATTTGGGCCATATCGGGTGTCAGAATCTATGGTAAGATTTCCACCATTAACGTTATAGGTATCCAGACCACCTTTTCCTACTAAGGATGTGACGTTAGTTGTAGTTGTGATTGCGAAGGTTGTCATGGGGTTTCCAAAGTTCTATCAAATATTTAATCCCTAGACCAATACGGGCCATTTATTGGCAGGGCACTTTGCATGGGTTAACAAAGTCTTGCCACCCAAAGGACAGTTACAAAGACCACACGCCTCAATTGCTAGGTAAACAATTTTATGTTCACACTCTACACAAATGTCTAAACGCACTTGTCGCTGTTCTTTTGTTGTGGCTACAGAAAATGACATAATGGATTCTCCAATAATAAAGGGTGGTCAAATGCCACCCTTTATTTACTCAACGCTATTGATTAGCCGTTGTTACCAGTGCCATTGCTCTGACCCAATGCTAAACCCATACGACCACGCAAGGCGGTACGGAAGGTAGAACCAACGATAACGCAGTTTACACCACGGATAGCGGCTTTAACAGCCTCTACATCGGCAGCGGCAGCAGCGGCGCTAGCTTGAGCAGCATCGGCAGCGGCACCTGCGGCGGCGGCGGCAGTAGCAGCGCCAGATGCAGTGGCTTGAGCAGCAGCAGCGGCAATAGCAGCGGCTTGAGCAGCGGCTTGAGCAGCTTGTGCAACCGCAACAGCAGAAGCAATACCAGCAGCTTGAACGGAAAGAGCTTCTACCGCAGCTTGTAGGGCAGTGATCTTAACGGTCTGGTCTGCGTCATTGGCTTCTAGGTTAGCTACGCTAGTAGACAAGGATGCAATAGATGCAGCAATTGCGGCACAATCACATGCACCACCGCCATTGGATTGTTGGTCAATAGCGGCTTGAATGCTTACCAAGCTAGTGGACAAATTATCCACTTGGGTTTGCAAAGTTGCTACGTTGGCGTTAATGGCAGCATCAGCGTCTTGACGATCTTGAGTTTCGGTTGCTAGTTGAGCTTGGAGAGCAGCTACAGCGGCTTGTAGGGTGGCTACAGCAGTGGAACCTTCCAAAGAATCAACACGAGTGGATAGACCAGCAAGTGCAGACAAGATGTTCTGTACAGCATTGGTATCGCCGGAGGTGTTAGAAGCCAACAACTGATTCAATGTTGCGATTTGAGCTTGAAGAGCAGCAACGTCAACGCCTTCGATGGCTAGAACGGCGGCAATTTTTTCATTAACAGCTTGACCAATTTCGTCACCGAAAGTAGTTGCGATACATTGAAATAGGATTTCGACTTCTTGATTGATATGTGCGGACATAGTAATTTCCTTAATTGTTGTGAAATAAATTTATTTCCTTGTTTTATAGTGTCAAGGTCACTTGGTATTTAGTCTATTGCAATTTGTCATGCCAGATAGAGGCATCACAAATCACGTTAGGGTTTAGACTTTTGTATGAGCCTAGGTGCCCAAACATCAGATGACAGTTTACGAATTTCTTTCCTTCGCAAAGCGTAATAAGGTTTGATGCGTCTAGTTCTTTACTTTGGTCAATATGAAATGGTATGATGTGGTGGACTTCTATTTTTTCGATTCCTCCGCATACGGCACATGTTGGGTTTCTTTCTAAATGACGCTTTCTGACAGTAGGCCATTTAGATGACCTTTTCGTGCCACTTGGGACTTTTCCTGTAGTCTTATCAACTAGGTGTTTGATTAACTCCATTAGTACAAGTACCCCCTAAAATTCCCTGCAATTGCGTAATTCTATCCATATGGGATGCGATTTCCTGAGTCACGATGCAATGTAGAACATCGCCAATCTGCGCACCAATGTCGGAAAACATACAGCTAAACATTTCTTGGACTTCTTCTTTGGTCAACTTGTCGCTCATAATAAAACTTTCAAAATTAGATGGAATATGTATAGGTTAATCTAGCATCCCATGTATTTACAAAGTCCGCAGTTGAATCTGCCCAAAGGATTGAAATATCACCGCTTGGAGATTCTGTAATTTTCTTGATGCGCCATTCTGCTGCGCTGGTTGCTGCGCCGGGGATTGCCTCGCCAATATACATGGTACTTGGGTCAATCTGGTCAACAAGTTTGTTGTATTGTTTTTGCATATCGTTTTCCAAAATCGGGATAATAAGTGCAGCGAGGTCTTGCATCGTTCTAGGAACCCATTGATTAGACAAGGCATCCCACATAAAAATGTCATTGGATGTTGGTTGTAATGTCTTTGTATCAACGTCCATCAAGTCATTCAAAGAACCTTGACTAATAATTTCCCTAGGGTCTTGGTATGCTGCTCCGCCGCCACCAATGAATGACTGATTTGGTTGTCGGTGCATATTGTTGATAGCACTCATCATCTCGTTGATAATGCTATCGTTAAACAAGACAACATTCTCCCAAGTCTTTTTGTCCTCCCGCTTCAACATCAACGTACCCTTGCGCTGTGGGTGTTGCTTGAATTCCCACCCCAAACCATCTTTAGGAATCTTGATAGAGTCCTGAATGGTCTTTGTAACGGCATCCTTAATCGAATCAATATCAGTCGATTTGAGTACGGCGGTATCATCAGCCTTTGTAGAAAGGGCTTTAGACAGCGTTTCGATGCTGTTGCTATGTTCCCTATCAACCGAACTAATATTGTCGTTCAACGCCCTCATATGGGCTTCTGTGAGGTATTCTGGATGGCTGTGATTGGTTGCTGCAAAGTCGTGGGTGTGATTTGACAAGTTTGTTGTCAATTCTTTGATAGACTTCTTAGACTTTTCAGAAAAATCTTTGTGATTTGCCTTAGTCATGTCCAATTGTGATTTCAGGTCCGTTACGGCCTTATCAACTTTGGTCATCCCTTGAGCATGTTCATCGCGGATTTTCTTTGCTTCTTCGGCAAGACTATCGACACCAACTTTGTTTAGTCGAATCGTGGTCTCGATAGATTCTTGGTTCGCGTCAGTGTGCTTCTTGTCAACCTCTGCAAGTTTTCCGTGCAGCGCATCCAGTTCACCAACGACAGCATGCCCCAAAGTATGAATCTTCTGATTGGTCTGGGAATTGGTTGTTGCAATAGCGGCATTGGTTGTGCCTACATGGGTTTCAAATGCATCCATTGGGGCATACTGATCATCATGGTGATGTTCTTCAAATGCGACCTTCGGGGCATACTGATCATCATGATGGTGTGTCTCGATAGCTTCGTTAAGTTGCTTCGTCTGCAATTCCGAATATAGTTCATTGTAAACTTTTGCATAGAACTTAGACGAAGTTGAAGATTTTTCATCAATCTCTTTAGAGACACCTTCTAACATGGTCCCAATATCAGGCATCGATTTTAGCTTATGGTCAACTACTGATTCGACAATGGAAACCACATCCGCAGGATTTTGCTTAGATGATTCGATTTCCTTTAGAGCAGCTTGTAGCTTTTCCTCGACCAACGCCAAGGCAGCAACTAGGATATGATTGTTGGTCAACTGTGTCATTACTTTGCCCCAATACTGCGCAAGATTCCCAATGCAACCTTATCCAATTCGTTACGTTCATCCGAAGATTCCGACAACATTGGGGTAGTAATAGGTTGAATAGATTCGGCTTGCTGCTGATCTGGCACAGGGTCGGCAACAATGCCAGCTTGAATACGCATGTTTTGTTCTTGAATCTCTTGCATCATCATAGTCTGACGATCTTGTTCAATTTCTACGATCATTTTATCACGTTCTTCTTCAGTCAAGTGTAGGATGGTTTGGAACACATATTCCCGAGAAACATACTTGCCTACAAATGGGTCAATTTGTTGCAAGATTGCAATGCGCTGATTGATGACCCCGTACTCTACCGATTCGCTGAAATAGTTGTCTTCCTGAAATTCGTAGCGAATGGCATCGGCAATATTGTCGAAAGTGGCCTCGTCCAAGATTCCTTTAAGAATCAAATTGCGCTTCAATGTTTCTAGGAACAGCCCAGAGAACCGCTTACGCAATAGGTTAATGAAGCGAGAGAACCGAACCTCATCCCTAGTGATTTCTGTACCACTAGAGAACATGGAATTTTCTTCGGTCATGCGCTGGTTGGGGACGCGCAAAGACTCATACAGTTTCTTCTTGAAGTAGTCACTTTCACCAGTTTCACCAACGGCTTCACCACCCGGTAATGTGTCGATGCCGATACCTTGACCACCATCACCAACAGGTAACCAAAAGTCTTCGGTCATTGCTAGGTAACGCTTGTCTGCTTTGATTTCACCAGTGTTTACATCATAGGTTACTTTGTTGCGGTACTTATTGGCAATTTCTTGAACGTACTGCTCTGCTTTGGCCTTTGGTAAGTTACCTGTAAAGACTTTGAACACCCGGCGCTCTGGGGCACGAGCAAGTCGATAAATCAACATTGCATCTTCCATCATCCGTAAATTATTTGATGGACGAATTGCATTGTGTAGGTATGACATGACTACATTCGTAGATGGGTCATGTAGGCCACTATTGACATGAACAATACTTTCCTTAGTCATAATGATAGAACCGCTAGCATTACGAATATCAGAAACCCCTTGGTCGGAGAATAGGTAGTATTCCTTGACACCCTGAATCATCTCTACTTGAGTAGCCGGGTCTAGTTGCTTGATTAGTTCCCTAACCCGCTTAATCTTCCGTGGGTCGATATATCGCATTTCAGCAATACCGGCGTTAGGATTTTCACTGTCAATTAAGACATTGAAGTTCAATCGACCATCAATGTACCACCGCTTGAAAAGTTCATAGCCGTTTTTGCTAAAAGAAAGTAGTCGCAAAACTTCATCATGTTCTTCTACAATGACTTCTTTGATTTTTTGAGGGAGTTCAATTTCGTCAAGGTCAATCGTGACAATCTTCTTTTGCTTGTCTACAATGATTGCTTCTGAAGTGATTTCCACAATGGCCCTATCAACTTCGGGTACATATGCAAGTTGTCGGTATTGCTCAATAAGTTCGTTTTCGGTATTGGCAACTTGGTTTACATCGATACCTGTATATGCGGCATGAGCAAGACCCGCATGGGAGGTTGCTGTAATGTCAATAGACGAATCTAGGTTCGATGGAGTTACTGGGGTTGGAATGTTTGGGTTTACATCACCACCAAAAGAGAATCCAAAAATCTTACGAAAAATATTTGCCATACGCATCCTAAATAGTTCAATATTATTTAATCCCCATGCACCAAATATTTATTGATACACACCTATCAAATGGTTTCAGTTCAGGCGACTTTGAACAGAACTTTTCAAGGTTTCGTTCAGTCGATTTGCAGTTGACCAGATTCAGGGAAACAAAAGCCTGCAATTATAAACTATTGGTAAACCACATCATCATATTACTCAATGTGTTTGATGAAGTTGCCTACTATGGATTTACATGCTTCATAAACAGAAAAAACAAGGGGCTACTGAATAGCATCCTTGTTTTTTCACAACGAATCTCACCAGAAACTAAGCACAATAAGACTTTCTTGAAAGCCTTAGAAGCAAACGTCTAGGATTATAGGTAGTAGTCGAATTCAAAGTCCACACTAAACTTTTGAATCTGGTTATTTGCTGCCCAAGAATATTCCATAGGTCCGATCATAACCGGGAACAAGTTAAACAACTTAATACTGCGATCGGTTTCGCCATCTTTGCGGAAAGCGGTAATGGTCGCATCTGTGTATAGCTGCAAACTCTGCGCCTGTTCGATGTTATTAGTACCCCAGTCACCGCGACTACCACGGTCTTGCCAAGATTCCAAAGCCTTGCGCAATTCATGACCTTCATCAGCAATTACTGATACCGACCAAGAAGAATACGCACGATCACCAAACCACTTCGTATCACGTCCGAAATAAGGGATGTTTACAAAGCCAGTTGTGTATGCGGGGGACGATGCAGCTTCGACCAAGAACTTTACTTGTCGTTCGGCGTTTACATTGTCAGGGATTGTGATGGCTACTTCAAAAAGATTGGGACGTGCGCCACCATGCTTTAAGTTTGCCCGAAATTCTACAGCAGAAAATGCCATGTTATAGCTCCTATTTTATTGTATTTACAATGGGGAATTTCACCCCATCGTTTTATTAGCCTACGATAACTTCTTTGAAGTCAACGTTAGGGCCGACCGCAGTAAAGTCTAGCAAGATGAAGTTGATAGAACCTTTGGTCTTAACAAAAATCTTACCAACAAATCGATTTTGAGAAACCACATCAGGGGTATTCACAGTGCTATCGGCTTGTACGATAAAGTCTGCAATACCACCACGACCCTGAATATCGCGTAGGAATGGCTCTGTAAGGCTGTAGAACCGGCGCTGAGACACTTCATCGTTGAACTTGAACAGCAAGGCTTCAGCAGCTACGGCAATGGTCTTGCGCAAGGTAATGAACAAGAAGCGATTGTGCATCCGGTCAAATGGACCTGCAAATGTCTGACCAGTCTTATCCCCATACAACACAGGACCAACTTTAGCCTTGCTGAAAATTGGGTTAATCCCGGCAGGGTACAATTGGTCACGAGCATTTTGTGAAGGGTTCCATGCAAGTTTGGTTACGTTTTTGAGGCGACCATTCTCCATACCTACACCAGTAGTCCACACCTCACCGTTACGCTGCGCCTGCGCATACAATCCGGCAGAATCGGCATTGCAAGGAATCCAACGGAACTTATTGTTGTAACGGTCATATGTGTACTTCCAGTTACTATCAAACGAGAAGTAAGAAGAGCTACCAACCAAGTCACGATCAGTGCGGCACAAAGTAACCTCTTGGTCTTTGGTCTGCACAGAAGTCAATTGTGGCGACAAGAACACAACGGCATCTTTGCGCACTTCTGCAATATTCTGCACCAAGTATTGAGCAAGCACACCACCATTAGCACAACCATTACCACCGATCAATAGGCCGGATTCGGATGTATCAGAATCTTTGAATTGGTCGTAGCCTTGAATGTAGTCTGCTAGGGTCATAGAACCAAAGCCATCAGCGCCACCGGCAAGTACAGAAGCGGTCGCAGAGATTCCAGAACCAACAACCAATGGGTTGCTACCAGACAAGACGAATCGGCTGTATTGGGTCAACGCATCGCGCCAGTACCGCTGTGTACCGTCTGTGTTTACTGCACCGACAACCGTGCTTAGTGTGTACGATTCTAGGATAGTTTCAACAGCATCACCAAAGTATCCAGTAGTATCAACCACAACCATATGGAATTCGTTAGTCGCAGGTGCCGATGTGAACCGGCCAGCATGCTTCCACAAACGAGTTGCAGAAGTAATGGTAGTAGAACCAACATAAACTTTAGAGAATGTCACGGTAGTGGTTGTCAAAGCACTTACGCTATATTGCGAACCACCAACAACCAACGTATCACCGACCTGCACATAGTCAGCCAACAATTCAGCAGCGGCTGGTGTGTATGTAGCAACATTGCTGATAGTGAATACAAATGTTCCGGGCAATACTACTGAATATGCACTAGTAGAAGCACACACATCAACGCGCAAAGAATTTCCGGCAGTACCGGGGAACCGTGCTAGGAATGTGCAAGATGTTGGCACATGCAATTCGTATTCAGTTTGGTTCAGAATCGAAACTGGAGAACCGGTATCAACAGCATTGAATACGGTTGTAGTAGAACCAATACGGACTACATCCAAAGAACCAGAATAAGACAAGTAAGAACTAGACAACATGAAGTCTAGGTATTCTGTCGAAGTAGGCTTGCCGAAAGTCTGTACCAAATTGGATTCGCTAGATACGCGAACTTTGGTGCCTACTGGTCCCCATGCAAACTTACCAGCAATAGCGCCTACAGAAAAGGCACCTTGCTCTACGGTTGCAGAGGTTTGAAATTCGCGGGTTGCTACGCCGGGTGAAATTGGAAACATATTGGTTTCTCCTTGATAAAAGTTATGAAACTAAGAAGTATTAGTGTTCTATTTAACTATTATCAAAAAGACCAATATGTTACTGGTAGGTTTCTGTCCGGTTTACAATAGCACCCCAAAGCTGGTCTTGCGTCAGTTCACTCAGGTCTAGTTGATTTTTAGAATTGTGGTAGTCTTTGTATATTACCAAAAACGCATCAGACATAGAATTGATTGACATGATTTCTGAAATTTGAAATACGACATACTCGTCATCAGTAGCCGGGTCATAGTCACTAATATGGATTCCATCTTCTTCGTCACTGTACACTACTGCACCGCGACAAATAAAACTTCCATCTTGATCTTCGTGTGGTAGCCCATATGCAAGCAACCTATCACCGGATTTCAGGACAATCGACAATGGCAAAAATGTATAATCAGGTTCCAATTTTAATTTCCTTCACACTTACTTCAAATTGCTCTGATAGGTAACACTGTAGACGTTCTTCAAAGTGCTTGAACAAATAATTCTTTGTTTCAAATTTCCCTCTGTAGTCATCAACAATGTCCCAAATAGTTGCAAGTGCTTTAGAAGAATGCTTCCTTAGCGACCTACCAATGGATTGTAGCACTTTTACAGAGGATTTTGTGGGAGATGCAAAAACAACATGGTGTAAGTTGTTTATAGACACACCTGTAGAAAATAGTGCATAGGTAGAAATAATGATATTGTCATTAGTTTCTTCTACCAACTTTCTAAGATTTTCGCGTACGTCTTTAGGAGTGTCTGCCGAAATGATATGAACGGTTTTCTTTGTTCCGGATTCTACGAGGGCTTGCTTGACCACTTCGGCATGCTTGTCAACAAACCGGAATAAGAATAAAGAATTCCCTTCAAGACTGTTTGCGAAGTTTACTAGAAATTGGTTCCTAGACTTAGACTTGACCACCACATCAAGTTCATCATCATAAGGTAGGCCACGGATGGGCTTACAAACCTTTTCTGGGTAGACTAGGATGATTGGCTTGACGATTGCCTTGGTGACATGTCCATCATCCATCAATTGCTTTGCCGATACGATTCTATGGACAGGTCCAAAATTGGCAATCAGTGACATTTCATTCGTCTTAGATTTGTCAAGCGTACCAGACACACCAACCCGAAAGAATGCATTCGTACACCGCTGCATGATAGACACAAGGCTTGCAGAAGATGCCAAATGAACCTCATCGACAATCACATTGTCAAATTGACGAAACCAATTGTCGTCTTTGATATTATAGATGGATTGCCATGTGGATATCGTGATTGGCTTGTTGACGTTCTTGTCTTGGCCTGCAAAGATGAATGAGCAGTTGTCATCAACCGACCAACCATTCTTTGTAGAGTATGCCTTGTAGTCAGATTCAATCTGGCTAATCAAAGACACGTTAGGAACGATTACAAGGGTCTTCCCGGCGAAAATTCTGGTCAGGGCATACATCACTACCGATTTGCCTGCGGAAGTCGCTAGGAGCAGGATTTGGCGCTTCTTATCCAAAGCCCGTTGGATAGCAGTTACTTGATAATCTCGAAGTTCAAAAGGTAGGTCTAATTCTTTTTGATCGAACGTGTACTTAGCCTTGAATTCCGAAAATTCTTGAGAGACTTTACAAGAGTAACCAGACTCGATTGCAAATCTCATTACATCGGGGACTAGACCTACAGGACACGTTCCATCACGGTTGATAAGTTCAATCCAACCAGACCAGATGCCAGCCTTGTATTTCGGATTGAATTGAAATCCCTCTGGACGAAATTTGTACCGTGCATGTAGTTCCATGACTACATGTTGGCTTGCGATGATTTTGCAAGAAGTTGCGTTGCGATATTGAAATAGAATGTCGGACATGATTAAAAGTTTCAGTTCCGACTATTTAAGGTCACATCTTGGCTAAAACTTTCTCAATCGTTTCAGATTCAACAACCCGGTCAAAGTAATCAAATGGCTTTCCCTGCAAGCCCCATATAGAACCAGCAATGGCGGCAACCGAATCAGAATCACCTTCGTGACAAATAGAATTTACCAAAAGTTCATCAAATGTTTTTGAATTCTGCACAGCCCACAGCGCCATATCTACAGCTTCTACGGCGGTCCACCCAGTACCGTAGTCAGTAATCTTGTCGGCACCACGATTGAATTCTCCACCGGAATATGCACGAACTAGGATTCCAGCAGCAACTTCATTTTCTGGATGGTCATGAGTCAGTGCAATAGATTGCTTAACCCAATCAATACGCTCCGTGATGTTAGGAATAGCCATACAAGGAAGAATCCGCATAACGGACCCACACCCCTTGGAATTGTTCTTATCACGGCTACCGGACGCAATAATGGATGCCATAGAGTCCATACACGTAAAGCCGGGTGCGCGGACATTCCACAAGTCTTTATACTGCAACAATCGATTCTTGATGTAATGAAATTCATCGAAAGAGTTTGTTTGAGTGATGTACCAATCAGAATATGCACGTTCGATGCAATAGCCTTCTAGGATGGAATCCATGCCAAACAATGTCATCTGAGTGTCATCGGTAATCCCCAACCACCCATACTTAGTTTTTTTGATAACCTTAGTCGCATCGGGAGATTCTTCAAACTCAAAATCTGCACCAACGGCATCACAAACAGCCATACATCGCACAGCATTTTTAATAAGTTCATTGTTCATAGACACCCCAAAAGTTTCAATACGGCGAATTGTACCAGAATTTAATCGAGACTTCTAGGGACGATGCTGGGATTGTGGTTATGTAGTTCAGCATTCCACACATACTGCGTCAAACCAGCATTGCTACGAAACACAGTAGGCTTGCTATGAATTTTAATGTCATGCCCACGATGGAACAGGATTTCGTTTTCGTTAGGGTGTTCTGAAATGTCTTGCAATGAAATCCCGGCACTTCCTTTTGGTGCATGAATTTTCAAGAAATGTTGGCTATGGAATTCAGGATTATCAACCCCATGATGCTTCATCTGTTCATCGGTTGGTCTTTCTGCAAGAATCTTAGAAAACTCTTGGGTAGGTTCGTGAGATGTACTTGTGGACAAGAATGCTGGGTGATGCACCACCACACTAGATTCACCTCCATCAAAGTGATGGAATGGACTACGGCGCAATCCGGTATAGACTGTTAGGTCTTTTGTCGTAGAAGCATTCCCAAAGTCTTTGTCTAATTTACGAATGTGATGTAGACGGTGCTTGTTCGGTTCTACCTTGGATTCATCACCACTATGTAGGCCATGCAACAAAGTGTTTGCTTCTTGGCTATCCAGTGTGTAGTCGTGTAGGTTCTGCTTGTTAGACCCTTCAGGAATCTTTGCAGCATCATGCATATCAGATTCCCAAGATTCTTGCAAATGAGTCTTAGATGATTTACCAAAGCAGGTTTCGATAGTTGGTAATTTGTGAGTAACATCAAAGCCTTCAGCAGTCTTTGTCACATGGTACTTGCTAGAAACCGCATGTGAAATTAGCAAGTCTTCATAGTGGTCTTGTTTGTCTTTGTCGATGTGTGTACTCACAACATCAGCATGCTTCAAACCATTACCCAAAAACTTTGCAAGGTGGTTAGCGTCAGTAAACTTTTTCATATCAATATCCTCGCTGCTTTCTCATTTGATTCATTCGTGCATCGTGGTAGCGTTTCGCCACAAACCTAGAAAATCCTGCATCAGATGCAACGATGTGCTTTTCTCCAGTTACCGGGTGCGTCCAAACCCCTAGGTTCCGGGGGTTGAAATCTGCTGGGTGTGTATCTGTACCAAGACTAAAATCAATCGCACGGTTTACCAATGGGTGTTCGGAAACTTTCTCTAATTTTTCTTCAGAGATAGATGAATAGTGGTTCTGCCCATTGGATTCTTGCCAATTTTTATTAACGGCATCATAAAATTCTTTATGACTAATACCTTTAGGAAAATCTTCATTCTTTGTAAGGCTTCTAAACTCACCAGATTTTAATGGCTCTACACGACCAACCGAAATATATTCATGGTTGTCAGATTTACTTAGTAAAGGTGGTAAGAACCCTTCTGGGTTATGTCGGAATGAACCATCAGGATTTTTCTTCAAAGTTGCATAATCTTGAGATGCACCCACCTCGTGACGGTTTTGGCTTTCACCAAGCAACCCATGATCTTTCTTATCTTCGGTGTGACTGTCCAAAGTTCCATGAAAGGCAACCTTCATCACATGAGGCATATTTGTTTGTGCACCATCAATGGTTACATGTGCTGGTTCTGTAGGGAAATAGACAGCCCTAGAAGAACCTTTCTTCGGCTTACTATCTTGCAACCCAGTATCAGCACCAGTCTTCAACAAATTGCGGATAGTTTTACTAACATTCGCAAGTCTTGATGGTGTGTATGCACCTTTTGCAGCGGCCTCAATCTGTGGATGGACTTCTTCTAGGATAACATCGGTAAGAATGTCTCTATTAGCCTCTAGGAACTCGTTTAAACGGCTTTTGGCAGGTTCTTTCGCGGTGATCGACCAACCAGACTTCTCAGTCCAATCAGGCCCGATATGGCCCTCTAATGGGGTTATGTTGTAATTCTTCGCATCACGGTGCAATGCCAACAGTTTTCCGCAAGAATCTTTAACGTCTGGGTGCGCAAGCAACCGCACAGTACCACCAGCCGCCAAATGTGGCTTCACAAAAGAAATTGCAGTTGATAGTAATGGCGTAGATGTTGGTGCTCCCCCACCCCCACCACCAATATCTGTCATGTTCTTGAATACATGAACTTCCTTGGCACCATCATGGTCGAGGGTCATAATGTGGTATGGGTCATCACCAGTAGTCGTATGAACCACAACATTACTAACATCACCGTGCATCATCGGGGTCATAGAAGCAACCATGTTGGTCAATTCTTCATTATGCTGCGTCGGTAAAACTGCACTCATAGATTCGGCAAGAAAGTCATCCATAGATTTCGGCATAGTGTCCCCAATATTATTGGACTATTTACATCCCGGCTTCAAATTTTTTCATGTCGATCACATTCTTGATGGCGTAGTTCATTGAATGAATCTGCTTCAAAATGTCTTCCACATATCGACACTTCTCGGCCTGCACTGCGATCTTCATAGTGATTTCCACCATCTTTGGGTGAACCGCAATGTGCTTAGGAATGTCTGCACGAAGAACCCGCTTATCAGAATATACCAAACCGAATTCTTGTAGGTCTGATTGGGTAAGAGTTTTCGAGAAAAATCCATCCAAGACGATTTGCATATTCTCCTGTAGGTTCTTTAGCTTGATAGAAAGCAACCGTTCGTCAATCAGAATGGCGTAATACTTTGCATGAAGTTTGGGGACACTTGCGGCAGCACCAATAAGGGCAGATTGGTCGATGATAGAATCTTTGGCCCAATGTGTAGAGATTTCTTCGAGTTTCATTTCCGACCACCTTTCTTACCAGCAGTAGGATAGACATGAACAACACAACCAAGACTTTCATCAAAGTACGATTCAAGAGTTTTCTTTAGGCGCTCATTAGACTTTACTTTAGCCGCTATACGAACCTGCTTCAATTCTTCTTGGCGTTCTTCTTTTTTCTTACGGCGCTTATGATGAAAATATGCATCAGGAGAAATAGCTTTATAGTAAGCTGCCTTATCATAAGTAAGGTTCTTGCACATAGGGTTACTCAAGTTTGCCTGAATGATTAAAGACTCGGATTTAAGTGCATCATATTTCTTTTTGAAAATCTCTAGGATAAACTTATCATAGGATTCTGGGATAGCCTTATAAGCCTTCTTCAATCGCCCACTGGTGAAGTAAACTACTCCTAGGTCATGTTCTGGGTTAACAGCTTTGTCGCAGCCACGGACACCAAAATAGAAAGACCCATCTACCTTATGAACAATCTTGTATAGGTAGTAATGCTTGTTTGGTTTAGGTTGATTTTTCATAACGATATTATAACACGAAATTTAAAATTTGTAAATACAACCGTACATGATGAAACGCATGTAGATGTTCGAGGAATCCAGACTCAAAAGGGGTATCATTTATTTATGATACTCGCCCAGTGCCTGTATAGGGTACTGCGTCGGCAGAGGTGACGCTCTGATAACTGTTATGTCGGCCCCCTAAATTGCGCATGAAATTATTGCGTAAACGCCAATACAGGACATGGTAGGTTTGGAAGTTTTGTGAACAAAAGTTCTGTGATTCTTTAAAAGGAAAAGCAGGACATGATGCAATAGGGAATGTTGCCATGACCATAGATTACAAGTTTGTCCACACGTCTATGGTTGTGCCGTTTAGATTAGCCAGTTAGGGATTGTAAAGTGCGTACCGCTAAACCAACGCCGACAATTTACAGGTAGTAAGTTGTTATCCGGGACAAACACCTATATCCAGTAATGGGTATTAGTCAGGTCTGCTAGGCCAACCTATGTCCAAAATTTACTTAAAAGAATTTATAAAAGATTTAAGCCGAAGTGAAACGTAGGCTTGCAGACGAACGAAGTGAGTTCTGCTTTTGTTCAAATACTTTTAAGATGGTATTCATTTAAGACATTGCGCTACGCGCAGGGATGTATGTAAGTCTAATCTACAGCAAATTGTCTTACACTAATGTTTTGTCGTTTCACTCCAAAACATGACTTACTGCGTAAGTCTATCTACATCAAATTTTCTTCTATAGAAATTCATACAAGTGCTTAAAAGGATTTGTACAAATGGTATAGAGTAATTTTATACAAAAATTTCTACAAGTGCTTATAAGTTCTTCTATAGAATTAAAACAAAAAAATTGTAAGCCGTAGTGAAACGAAGGCTTACAGAATGAACGAAGTGAATTCTGCCTGTATTGGATGTTCTTCTAAAGTCTACACAAGTGCTTATAAGGCTTTCTAAAAGAGTTTCTATGAAGTTTGTTCTATAGAAATTTTCTTTAGAAAAGTTTAATCTTGAGTGAAACGAAAGATTACAGAATGAACGAAGTGAATTCTGCTTTGTTCAGTATTCTATACAAGTGCTTATAAGGCTTTGTAGAAGTTCTTTTATGTACTTACTTCTATACCCTTATCCAGAGAGGCTTATAAGCCTGTTTAAAGGCTTTTTGATATGGTCTGTATAGTTGCTATACAAAACTTGTTTAGAAGGCTTAGAAGTGCTTAAAAGGCTTTGTAGAAGTTCTTTGCAAAAGCAGCTAAAGCTGCATCTCCGCTTCGCTCCGATAAACCTTTTATAAGACTTTTAAAGAATCTTATATGAATACAGTTTTAAAGAATTTTTAAGTTTGTATTCATTTAAGAATTTTTGAGAACTTTGATATTACCGATGTTAGCATACTTTTTAACAAAAGTCAAGAAATTTTGAAAAATAATTTATAAGTGTTGTTTTCTTGCAACTTGTATGCGTAATAGTGTTTTTGATGACTTTGTAAAGTCTTTTGATGGTATTAGAATTGTAGGCGTAGCTATCGCCTTTGATGTGTTCTTTGTTAGGCTTGAATGAAGCCCACATGAACGAAGTGAATGTGACAGATGAGTGAAACGAATCTGTTCTTATAAGGTACTGTAGAAGTGCCTATAAGTCTTTGCAAGGAACCTTATAAAAGCCTGTAGAAGTTCTTTTAAGAGCAGCTAAAGCTGCATCGTCGCTTTGCTCCGATAGTTTTCTATGAATTTTTTAAAAAGGTATTCATATAAGCCTTTTGTGAATTGGTATTAATTTTACCACATTTTTAGAGAAAAGTCAAGGAAATAATTGTAAAGATTTGTAAAGTGTTGTTTTGGTGCAACTTATAGATTTTATGTAGGTTGCTATAAATACACCATGATTATCAATTCACCTATCACCAAACAACTGAACTACCTATCTGGCAACCGTGCTGTACTAAACATTGCGGAATTGCCTGATACGTCATTCAACATTCAAAACTTCTCGTTGCCATCGTTGCAGCTTCCTGCGGCTACCCATAACTCCCCGTACTTCGACAGGCCTGAATATGGGGATAAAATTGCTTGGGAAAGTCTTGAGGCAGAATTCATTGTGCTTGAGGACATGTCAAATTGGCTACAGGCTTATAACTGGCTGAATTCTGTAGGTTCTCCAAGAGATAGAACCAAAGAGTTCGCCAAAGCCCCATTCAAGTATTCAGATGCCACTGTGACTCTATACAGCAGCCATAACAACCCTTTAGTGCGGTTCAAGTTCATCGAGTGTGTACCAACCGTTTTAGGTGGTGTGCGGTTCAATGAGGTCATTTCGGAAACAACCACAGTGACAAGTTTCCTGACTATGGAATATTTGCGCTATGATGTGGAAGTGTTGTGAACATGATCGGCATTGATTATTCCGTCACATCACCAGCAGTTGCAGCAAGGCTTCCCGATGGTTCTGTAAAATTCTTCTGCTACCGTCAAAAGAAAAAGCATATGGTCAAAGATGACCGCCTTGTGATGCTGGATTACCCGGAGTACAATTGTCCTGAACAAAGGTATGCGGCACTTGCCAAAGGGCTTATAGAGGCCGTTAAAGGCGTTGTAAGCCTACCATGCAGGGTGAGTATAGAGTTATACGCATTCTCTGCTTCTGGGATGATTACGGGGCTTGCAGAGGCTACTGGGGTGATGAAGCATTACTTGTGGCTTGATGGTTGCACAATTAGCCCTTACGTGGCAAGTTCTATCAAGAAGTTTGCCACCGGTAAGGGGAATGCGACTAAGCGAGATATGGTCAATGCGTTTGCCAAAGTGGTTGGCGACCCATACCCTTGGTTTGACCTCGTTGATGATGGGAAAGAAAAAATCCCAAGCCCTATCAGCGACATAGTTGATGCTTACTATGTGCTGACATTTGGCGAAAGTCAATAACTATTTGTAAATCTTTGAAGTATCAATCACCCAATTTTGCAAAGCCTTTAATTGGTTCAAGTTCTTTAAAGCAATCCGGTTGTTCTCTACAACAACCCCAAGGAATTCCGACAAAGAGTTATCCCCATTCAATCGGTGTTCTGCATTGACTGGTTCACTTGGGGCTTCCAATAGCACCGCTGGTGCCTGCGGCATCTTTGTTACGGTTTGAATCGTCGTACACCCGGATAGTGCCAATAGGCAAGCTGCAAGAAACATTTTCATTTTTCAAATCCTTTTTAATATCCTCGATCAATTGTGGGGTGGCTTTGTTGACCTCTACAAGCCTATCAACGTACTTTGTAATGACTTTATCATTTACAATGGTTTGTACTTCGGCGTGTTTGATTTCTACTTGCTGCACCTTCGCCAATTCTGCCATAGCCTTTTGGTGGTATTCTTCGTAGCCATTGTGGTGACCATAGAAGTAGATTCCAATAGCTACGCCAATTGGTGTAAAGATTTTTAACAGGATGCTGATTAAGTCTGTTGGCATGGTTTATGGCTTTCTCTCAACTTTTTTATGAAATCATAAAATGGTGGCGGTTTTCTTGGGAATGAACCGGGTTCCTCTATAACCCACACAAACGAACCAGCATCCCGAATAGATTTACCAGTTTCGTCCGCAATAGACTTGGCTAGACTTTCGATAGCTTTGTGTTGTTCTGAACTACCACAATGAATCTTAATTGCTCTGTGTAGATTTAATTGTACTATGGTGCAATCTCGAATAATCTGCACGGCGTGGCTCATTGATACATCATCTAGGTCAACATCAGCATATTCTCCATTCCTTTGTAGAAAGTGATATTCAACAGTCTTTGAATCCAATTCACCACGAGGCTTCATCGTTTTTAAAACGGAGAACCCTTTAGAAGCCATGTAAGTTGATCGGGTAACTTTGGTGTGCCCCGAGTGGATTAGTTCACCGAACTTTTTATTGATGGTTACTTCCATTTCTACATCACGACGAAGTTCAAATCTATGCATAATTATTCTACAAGTTCTTCGCAAAATTCTTTGAAAGATTTTAGCTTTCCTTTTACCACAATCTTCTTTTGTTGCTCTTTAGAAACAACTGGCGCAGTGTCCATAACCCCATTTGCGATAGACACTGCTGGCGCTGCATCTTCTTTTAATTCATCTTTCATTCTTCTTCACCACCCAAAGGTTCGCCGCAAAATGGACAGAAACTTAAAGTGTACTGAGTTTCCACTTCTTCAATAATAAATTCACTTTCGCAATTTTCACAAATAACGCTATCGTTCATAAAATTCCTTTACTTTTTGTTGAGCATATCTAGCAGGTCGCTGGTGCTACCCACAAAGACATTGTTGTTTTGGATATTGGTTTGGTTCTCAGGCCCAGATGGATTTACTGCTGCAAGTTTCTTCTTAATATCAGCGCGTTTGGAATGAGCCTCTAGCAAATCTTTGTTCGTACTTGCCATAGTGTTAATGGCATTTACAAGCACCTCATAAGCCCTAGGAGACTCGCTAGATACTGCTAACTCCATCAGCCTATCAATACTCTGCGTAGTCCTTGCAGACGCTTCTGAAAGGTTTTTGCGAATCGTTGCAAAGTCTGCCTCAAGTTCTTCGTCGGCAGTCCCATTAGTCAATTCTACATGGACTGGTTCAATAGCCCTTTGAAAGTCTGTCGGCACAAGTTCTGTAGATGATTGGAATTCTGGTAAGCCCTCGATAAACTCGCCTAGAAGCCTTTTTGGAATTTCTTGAATAATATTTGTTTCCATATCAAAACTTTACGTGAACTACATCGGGTTGGCCTACTGTCCAATTCTTTTCACGCCTGACCTCTTTTGCACCATGCTTCTTGTATAGGTCTGTAATAACCCCTTCATATGCATTGCCGTGTGCGCCGGGGTTATTTGTAACAGCGTGGTGAACCATAGTATCTCCGCGACCTTTTACGCGACTGAACAAATTACCAAATTCGCCATCATGAAATATTGCGTAGCCTGATTGGTGATCTTTGCTAAGGACAAGTTTCTTTGCCTTATTGTAATGGGATTCTGGATGGTCCGTCAAGTTTGCGGAACCATGCTGGGTAGATAGACTAGGCTTGATAGCTGTAATGAAGTCTTTTGGTGATACTGTATGTAAGCCAATATCACTATCATCTTCATTAAGTTGTAGCTTAGAAACTTTATTAAAGCCATGAACCTTTGCGAGTTTTGTCGCAACATCTTCCCATTCGTCTTGGTGATAGTGCTTTGCTAGACCAACAATACCTAGATGATCTGCCTTGGAATCGTATGTTTTGCTAAGAACTGTTCTGGGGTCTTTTAATAGCTCTTTGACAGATTTTGGAACTTCTCCATTGTATGATGGGTCGTTCATTTCGTGTGGAAGAACCCCACCTTTTTGAGGCGCATAATTCCAATTACTTCCAATCCGTTTTAGACTATCCGTATGAAGATTGAATGCATGTGTGTCGCCTGCTTGTTTAGCTTTATTTGCCTCGGTTCTGTGATGCTTCATATCGACAAGATTTTGTAAGTTCATCGGCGTATAATTCACCTGAGAATTCTGACCTCGGGTTTCGGCAGTCAACGTTGGTGCCGCAAGGTCCGAATAAAGCTGCCTATGGCTATTCCAAGCCGCTTCCTCGCCCTTTGGACCAAACTGTGTATTATGGATTGCGTGACCATAGAAGTCATGCACTGCGCGGAACTTCTGGTTAAATGTTAGTCCAGTCTTTGTGTCTGTAACATCATGTGAGTGCGAATCGCCACCACGGAAGACATTTAGGTTCCGGTTTTTATGAACATCGGCAACCATTTCACCAGACGATTTGTAATCCGCTTCGCCATCATGAAAATGCAGCTTTACTGGTAGTGCATCAAACTGTCGGTTCGTATCTTTGGATAACCGTTTGTAAGACGCATCTACAAAATCGTCGTAGGTTTTTGTGCCACCTAGGGATGATGACGAATGCTCTTTGTATCCATTGAAGACCGCCTGCTTATACTCTGGAGAACCATGCTGCATAAGTTCCATAGTTTTGCCGATGACATACTGCTTCAACAGAGAACTTTGTGGGTGTTCTTGCTTTAGGTTGTACGTTGGGTTAAACTTTTTGGCAGATTTGTATGCAACATTAAGCCTCGGAGATGCGATGATATCTGAGACGGATTGTTTTGGCGTTGGTACATCAGAGTGCCCTTGTGGGGTGAAGTCTAAGCCTTCTGCAAGGAACTCTTTGAAAGATAGTAGGGATTTGTAGGTCATCCATTATTTATGGAGAACCGTGATAGAATTATTCTATATAAATTATTTGATGTGGTTGGCTCTATACAAAAATCATGTATAATACAGTCACATTAAACAAGGAAACCATGAAAGTCGTCAAGATAACCAAGCAAATTGCGGATAGGTTTGTTGTGGAAAAGCATTACAGCCGACGCGCTTCTATTTTTTGGGCTGGGTTTGGTTTGGAGGAAGATGGGAAAATAACTGGAGTGGCGGTATATGGGCAACCATCACCACCGATACAAAAACATGCATTCAGGGATAGGGACTTCCGCTTGTATGAACTGGCTAGGGTTGTAGTTCAATCAAAAACAAAGAATGCATCCAGCTTTTTGATTGGTCGCAGCTTGAGAATGTTAGAGCCGCAACCGTGTGCTGTAATAAGTTATGCAGATATGGAGCAAAACCATTGTGGGATCATTTATCAAGCAACAAACTGGACATACACAGGCGCAACAAAAAGTCACGATAAATCCTATATGGTTGATGGAAAGCGCACCCACCCAATGACGCTACGTGACAGAGGAATAACAGACCCTACCCGCTGGGCCAGAGAAAATGGCATTGAAATGGTAAAGCCAATGGACAAGCATAGGTATTTTCAGTTCATTGGTACAAAGCATGACAAAAAGAAGATGCGGGAAAAGCTGAATTATGCACCCGTTAAGGATTACCCAAAGTGCGATCAGCGTAGATACAATGATGGTCCCGATTTGCTGGTCATGGCGTGATGTAATATATTGCCGGGTGAAAGACCAATGATTTATGGGCGACTCTTACGAGATTTCATTTATTCTTTGTATTATGCTGTACAAACCATTTGGCGACAATCTCCATGCATCGGAAAACCCTAAAGCGGATGCAATTGCTTCGGAACAAAACCATTTATTTTTGTCTTGTATCCCGCGATTTAGAACAAACCCAACATCACCAAGAAAATCATATGCAGCGCATTCATTGGTAACAAACCATTCGTATACACACGCTTCCGAAAATTGTTCGGGAACGTCTATAATGTCCCAATTTTCTTCAATGTACTCTATTCTCTTGAACCGAACTCCGTTATCTTCCATAGAAGAACTTGCAGAAACACCTGAAGAGAATATCAGTTCACAATGTGAATATGGTCCACCATCCCACCATTTAATAAGTTCCGATACAATGTCTGTTGGGAATTTATTACGTTTTTTGTAAAACGCAATTTTCATATATGGTTTTTGTCGAAGGTGTTCAGAAATGGTATAAACAAATTTGTAATAAACTTTCTATAACCAACCGAATTTATGTTGTGTCTATGTAGTCGTTCGGAAACAGTTTTTTCTTTAGGAAACTCTATCATGATTATTGTCATGAGCGTATAGTTAATGGCTATATCAAGAATTATGCCAACAATAATAATAGGGTATGCCAGAATTAGTACGTGCTTAGGTAGTTCATTTGTTTCATATGGCTTCTTCAAAGCCATGATAGCCAAGAAAAAAATCCACAATGAATAGAATGACCCAATAAAAATTATTAAAGAGGTTAGCATATCTCGACTAAGTAGAACTTGTCACAAATATATTTTCAAATACAGTACCATCTTCTAAAGCCTCAATTTCGTGAGGTTCTGTGCCTTTTAATACAATTGGTTTAGAACCTTTTGTTACTAATAATTCTATGCCAGCTTTGCGAATAACGCACCTACCAGCATGACACGCCGTTGCGTGTGGGTAGTTATGAACGTGCATCGGCAAACCTTGGGAAGTATTTGCGTGATAAACATTATGGGTAGTTCCTGCAAATGTAAAAGTATGTGCAGGAGAAATCGGTGTCATACAGACTGCATTCCTGATGTACGCTTGTCGAGTGGTAGGATTGCTTCACTACGAACTTGTGTAATGAGACCGAATGCTACCAGTGCCTCTATACCAAGCGTAACTTTTGGGTCTGAATATACAACTTGAGTAGATGCGAGTAATTTATCGTACCACAACTTAATAATTGGGGTATTCATTGTCGCAGTAACTATTGCTAGTTGTTCTTCGTCATTGAACTTTTCTAGGAATTGTAAAGGGGTTGCCGAAGTAGCTTCTGGGATTGTTTGAATAACCACCTCTGGTTCTGATGGGGCTATGAAAGAAGTCCCATCATAAGACCATCCAATACCAACTTGAACTCCTTCTGGAATTTCTATGTGTGGGTCATTTTCAAAGGGCCATGTGTCTTCGGCAAGCGCTATGTTAGTGACAATGCCATTTTCGATTTTTGCAAAAGTTTTAATCATTTAAGAATACTCCGAATTTTAATTTACTGGTTGGTATAAACATTTAATATTCAATAATCACGGCACCCTGATAACCAACACCACCAGCGGAGTTTGTACCGTTTGCACCACCAGACCCACCTGCACCGTAGCTAGAACCCGCCGTGCCCGGTGACCCAACTATCGACCTACCACCGCCCCCAAACCCAGCAGCACCACCACCATTTCCACCAATACCATTAACAGGTTGGCTATACCACGAACCGGCACCACCCGAATTACCACGTAGATTGATATTTGCACCGGATGCACTTCCACCCTCCCCAGAAGACCATTGAGTGTCTCCGTTGCCACCACCTGATGATGTTATTGTTGTCGTCGTCTGTGTACCAGATGAAAATGTAGTATTGCTGCCATAGAGATTCGAAGCGCCACCCGAACCAATTACAATATTAAAATTGTTTCCCGGAGTTAGACTATTTAGGTAAGAAATGCCCACTCCACCCC